TGCAATTGTGAGGTAAGAAGCATAAATTTTAAGCCCTTTATTTGCGCTAAGCGGTATGCGATACACTTGCGATACAGATTGAGATCCACTGTAATTGTCGACTGTAAACTTGTTCCTGAAATTGTGAAACAGCGAGTTGAGCACGCTCAATACTACACCGCTACCATCAACAATATCTTTTGCCGATACAAAGTCACCGCCATGCTCAAATGTCCATACTTTACTGTCACCTGAATCTGCCGTTAGACAGATTGCGCCTCGTCCAAACTCCCCTACATTTCTTGGGTTGCCCGGTTGAAATGTTGTATAGCCGAATGAAAATGCTTCTCCATAATCGCCCTTGCTACGCACACGCCCCTTAATAAACGGGTGGAAGGCATCTCTATTAATTGTGTTGATCTCACTCACCATAAAAGGAGCGTCAGCGGTATATTGCGCGGCATATCCCCCCATGCCAAAATGTTTACTGCGCATTACGCCGTTAAGATTATCACCATTGCGTGATACCCGCCCATTGGCGTTGTCGT